CCTTGGCGGCGCGGATGGCGTTGCCGAGATCGGTCCATTGGTCCGCCGCCGCCTTGGCCGCCTTGACCTGGTCCTCGGTCAGTTGCCGCGAGGCCGCGCGCTTGTTGTCCAGTTCCGCCTCGGCATCGCCGACCGACTTGATGCCAACGGTCAGCGCACTGAGGGTATCTCGCCATTTCGGGCCTAACTGAAATTGAGCGGCCGCGGCTGCCTTCGCCGCGCCTTCCGGCATCCCATCGATGATGCGGGCGAGCTCCTGCATGGTGGCTAGCGAGCCCTTGTCGATGATGTCTCTTCGCACGCCCAGTTTTTCGAGCGCCGCCACCAATTGTTGGGATGCTGGCGTCAGCTTCCCGACCGTCTGTGTGACCACCGTAGCGCCATTGGCGAAGGTCTGGAAACTCCTGCCCGACTCCGCGCCCAACTGGTTCAGGCTGCGCATCATCGGCGCGATCGATGTGGCAAACTCCTCGGTCGATCCGCGCGCCGCATCGACCGAGCGGCGCAGCGCTATCCATTGCTGGGTGGTTAGCCCCAGCCTGTCGGCCTGGTCGGAAATCGTCTGCGCGGTTTCGCCGGCGCCTGATGTGAGGCTGCGCACAATGGCGCTGACGGCAACAGCAATGCCGGCGGCGGCAATCGTGAACCTCTTTGCAGCCGTCAGCAGCGATGTCCCGGCCCTGTCGGCCGCCTGGCTGGTCTCGTTCAGCCCATCCGTGACCTGCCGGCTTGCCTGCGTCCCCGCGTTGCCGAATGCCTGCGTGGCTGAGGTGAGCTGGTTGAACTGCGGCGAGAGTTTGTTGACCGCGGCAGCCAGGTTATCGAACGCTCTCCTGATATCGTCGCCGCCCTCGAGCGTGATGCGCTGGCTGATGGTGGCCATGGTTCAGCCCTTGATCCGCTTGTCGTAGAATTCGCCGACGCGTGCTGCCGCCGCCGCGAATATCCGCAGCAGGTTGAACCGCTTCCTGATGTCGACGGAACGGATGCCGACGAACAGCGGCCCCGCGAGACGATCGGCGGCGTCGAACATCAGTGGCGGCTTTCCTGCGATATTTACCGACACCAGTTTTCTTCCGTACTGCTTCGGCGAGTGTACGCCTTGCGGCAGGTTCTGCTCGATCGGCAACCACAACAGCGGCCGGCCGCGGATCGTCATGCCGGTCTCAAACACGCCGGCGAACGGAATACGATCGAAGATCACCGCCGCCGGGTCGTCGCCCTTGTTGGGATAAAAATTGTAGGTCAGCGCCTGCTGCCAGCGCGCAGAAAATCCGGCAGCGGCGATGTTGGCCCGCCCTTCCTTCACCGCAAGGTCGGCGGCGTCATGCACCGCGCCTTGCGCGCCCGCGTTGATCCGGTTCTCGGCCTCTTCCAAAAACTTCTCGAGCGCCGCTTCGTTGGCCGAGAACACCAGCTTCATTTCGGACCCAGTTCCTTGAGCATGTTTTCCGTCGTCTGCTTGTCGCCCTGGGCGCCGGTCCTGGCGATCACCAGCGCATAGGTGCGATCGATGCGATCTAGCCTCTCACTGAATTCAAGAAAGGCGTCGATCTGCCGCCATGTCAGCGTCATTGCATAATCGGGCGGGAATCCTCGCCGGATGAGGGCGGTGATGTCGACGGCGATTTCTTCAAGCGCACTCGGCCGCCCTTCTTTTCGCTTGCGCCTCCGCTCAGACCGGTCAGTTTGTTGAGGAAGGCCGCCAATCCGTTTGGGAACGTAAGTCGCAAAATCGCCGTTACAAACTCCGTCTGATCCTCCAGATTCAGCATCGTGGCGGCGTGTTCTTCATATTTTTCGTCGCCCGGGTGGCCGGCACCAGCGGCAATAATCGGGCCGATGGATTCGCCTGCCAGTTCGAACAGCAACGCCACATAATTTTCGCTGCCGCCGCTCAGGACGTTTCTGACGTTCGGAAAACGCGCCGCAATCGTTGCTATCATCTTGGCGTTCAACCCGCGCACGACATACCGTTCGCCATTGATTCTGACAACGTCGGCCGCCGTTGCCGTTACTATGTCCAGCAGGTCAGCCATGCTTCTGATCTCCCGGCTCGTCGGCCTTTTCGCCAGCATCTCGTCCGGTCGTCTTGACGCGAGCGCCTCTTGCGGTGCCGCCGGCCGCCGGGTCGCGGACGGTCCAGACGCCGAAGAAGCCATCGGTGCCCTTCTGCACCTCGGCCTCGAGCTCGATCACCGTGAAATCATCCTCGGCGGTAATGAACGAGAAATCGCCGGATGGGACGAACGAGACCGTCGCGGTGAAATCGACCTGCTGGCCGATATCGTTTGTGCCCTCGACTTTGATGTCGCCGACGAACTCGGCCTTGGAAAGCCCGTTGATCGTGGCCTCGCCGGGTGTCGTGGTGTCGAGGTCGCCGAGTGCAAATATGGCCAGGTTCTCGCCGGTGATCTCGTCGAGCTGGATCTTGATGGTGGCGCCGACCTGGGTAATCGCCGTGAAGTCCTTGGTCTTGATGCCCTCGCGCGACGAAAAGTGTTCCTTCTTTTCGACGGTCGGCGTGTACACAAACGACGGCGCGTTGCCGAGGTCGACAAACGTGGAAGCGCCGCCGACTTCTTTGAACGAAACAATTCCTTTGCCAATATGATAGTTCTGGACATCTGGCGAGACAGGCATGGTGGTTCTCTCCTTGTTATAGATCGTCAGGTTTCAGGGTGTATTTGAACATGAACTGCGCCCGCAGTGCGCCGTGCAGCGAGCGCATCCAGCCGACATCGGTCTGGCAAGAGACGTAGCTGATCTTGCCGTTGCTGCCGGTCCTGGCGTTGAGTTCGGTGTCGAGCAGCACCCGCTTGATCAGTTCACGCCGCAGCGTGGTGAGATCAGATCCGACCTCGCCAGATTGTTCGGCAATGACGATCTCCGGCGTCATCTCCACCAACAACGGGCGGTTGGACGGACGTGACCCGTCGTTGCCCGCAACCGTTGTCTCGTCGCCGTCGAACACGATGGCCGCCGGCAGCATCTCTTCGGTGATGTCGACGTTGTTGCGATGGGACGAGCGCAGGCCAGGGATCGTGCCGACCACCACCACGAGCCGCGCCAGGATGTCCTCGCGAACGTCAGTCATCGACCGCCTTCAACAGAAACCGCACCTCGCCGAAGTCCTCGCCGTTCGGCGAGCCGCGCAACTCCCAGGAGCGCACCAGCCACGATCTCCCGTTGAACGCCAGCAAGGCGTCGGGCCAGTCGTCGCGGGTGATTTCGTTTGCTTCCAGTTCCGGGATGCGCACGAACGCACCGGGTCCGACACTGCGCACCTCGGCCGATCCAGCCGCCAGCACCTTCGGCCTGGTATCGTCGATCACGGTGATTGCCGTCCCGTCCATCGTCGCCGGCACGCCGATCTCGGCATAGACCGGATCGTAAAGCAGTGCGCTGTAGTCGATCATGCGACGCGCAGCCGCCTGAACGGTCTGATCAGGTCGACCACCGGCGCCGACAGGAACCCGGACGACGCCGACGACGTGGCCGACGTGAAATAGCTGATCCTGGTATCGCCGTGCTGCAGCTCGCGGATCGAAGGATCGCGAGCACCGGAAGTGCGGCCCTCGTAGACCGCCTCGATCACCGCTTTCTGCAATCGCGCCGGTGCCTCTTCCGGCAGGTCGTAACCGCCGGAATAGTTGACCGCGACCGGCCCGTTCCAGTAACCGCTCGCATGCCACAGCCGGCCGCTCGCCGGATCAATTTCGTAAGCAGCCCCGGTGGAAATCTCGATCACCTCGGCCACCGGATAAAGCGACAGCGTCAGCGCGCCCCGCGCCGGCATCACCTCGCCGCGGTCAAAGGTGAAGGTTTCCATGGCCTCGGCCAGCCCGAACCGGCGATCGCAGTATTCGGCGATGATCCTCGACTGAAAGGTAATCATCGCCTGCAGCTGTTCGTCCTCGGCGGTGCCGGTGATGTCGAGCGCCAGCTTGAGATCATCGAGCGAGATCAGATCCGGCCCGGCACTTGCCGGATCTTCCGCGATAATTTCCAGGACTGAATGCATTATTTGAACCTGACCGGATCGGCGCTGCGCTTGTTGTCCTCCGCGCGATAGTCGCGACCGTCGTTGCCGCGCTTGACCGCCAGCCGCCATTCGTCGCTCTTGGTCGGCTTGGCTGATGTCTCGACCTTGGCGATGAACAGCGAGCCACCGTGGCTGACGGCATCGCCGGCGACATAGGCCGCGCCTTCCTTCCAGACCCCGGCGTCGAGAATGACGGCGGTCTTGATTTCGTGCGTCACGTCGCCCAGGACCCAGCGCAAGGTCCGGCCATTGTCTGTCGTCGACAATGACGCGCCCTTGAGTGTGCGCTCGACACGCTCGTCAATGTATTGCTGCAACAGTGTCAGGTCGGCGGCGTTGCGGCCCGGTTCTCCCTTCTGGCCGCGCTCGCCGTCCTTGCCGGCCGGCCCGCACTTGCCTTCCGGTCCAGGCGTCAGCGCCAGTGCTCGCATCTCGGCCAGGCAGCGCTGGGCCAGCGCCAACGCGGTGCCGAGACCTTCCGCCCATGTATATTGTGGGCCTGGAACGGTGGTTGGCTTCTCGCTCATGCCGCCCCCTATGCCGCCAGCAAGAGAGACACCGCCACGGCCTCGTCATCGTCGTGCCGCCCGCCAGCAGTAGCTTCTAATTTCATGATCATGCCGAAACCTTTCGCGCTTACGCCGGCGCGGCCCAGACTTGCAGCCGCGATGCCATTGATCCGCGCGACCGCCGCACCAGCCTGGCCGCACTTCCCGCACGCCGTTGCCTTGATTGCGAACCGCGCCTGCAAGCTACCGGCAACGCCTGCCGATCCCGTTGCGTGGCCCTCGATCGGCGGCAGGATTCCAAAGCCCCGGCCGACCACCGGATAAGGCGGCGGCGGCACATAGTAGCCGCCACCACCGGAAACGACCGGTGGGACCACCACTTCGCCGGTGACTTCACCCGCAACTGCCGCGGTGTCGGCCGCTTCGGTTGCCGCCAACGTTCCGAATGCCGAGCCGGCATCGACGACCGCGCCTGCGGCGGCGAAGCTGTCTTCCGCCTCGACCGAGGCTAGCGTGCCGGTGGAAGCAATCGAACCTGCCAGGGCAACGGTGTCGGCCGCTTCGGTTGCGGCCAGAGTACCGTCGGAACCTGCCGCAACCACTGCGCCGGTAAATGCCGCGGCGTCCGCCGCCTCGGACGCCGCCAGCGCGCCACTTGATCCAACCGAACCGGCCAGCGATCCAAAGTCCGCAGCCTCGATTGCAGACAGGGCACCGCCAACCCCGGCGGTGACTATTGCACCGGCGAACGCCGCGGTGTCGGCCGCTTCGGTTGCCGCAAGCGCGCCACTCGAACCTATCGTCCCGGCCAGGGCCGCAACGTCGGCGGCATCGACCGAGGCCAACGGACCCTTGACGACGAACTTGGCATGGCCGGGATTGTCGACGTTGGCGTGGCCGGACGAGTTGCCCTGGACGAATTGTACCATTAGGCCGAATGGGTAATTGTGCCGGCCGTGATCGACACGGTCTGGCCGGTTGAGATCGAGACCGAGTCTAATCTAATATCGCCGCTGCCGACGCCGACGGTCAACCCGCTAATGACGACGGTGCCGGTGCTATCCTTGACGCGGGCGATTGCTGCGGTGCCGGTGTTGTCGGCCGCACTGTCGCTGCGCGGGACGCCGGCCATCGTGATCACCCCGCCCGACTCGGTGAAGGACGGGTCGGCCAGCGTGATGATCGCCAGCACCGAAGCATAGGATGCCGTGCAGATCTCCAGCGTGCCGGGACCAGAACCGGCATCGACGGCGGTAATGACCGCAGCCATCCTGGTCGACTTCAATGTGGCATTATAATTAACTGCCATTCTCGCCTCTCGGCATCATCAGACGAAACGACGACAGCCGCACCGGCCCGCCGCGAAATATCCTGGTGGTGTTGAGCTGGATCACAGCATCGGAATTCTGGTCGCCGACATCGCAATGAAACACTTCGCTGCCGTCGCTTGCGAGAACGCGCGCGTTGGCGGCATTGCCCTGCGCCAGTGCGGCGTCCTCTTCGCTGATCCTGTTAAACACCACCTCGCCGCCGGCCGCTTCCTGCGTTGCCGGGCTGGACAGCTTGAGCACGGCGAGCGTGCGGCTGTCGTCCGACAAAAGTTCGATCGATCCGCCATCCATCATGCCGGACAACGCGTCGAGCAGGGCATTGCCTGCCTGTTCCGACAGCGAAACAATCACGGTTTGGCCTCGCCGTAGATCGGCACCAGGTTGCCGTCGCCGTCGCGCTCGATGCGGACGACCCTTGGCGGCAGCGATCGCTCGACCGGCGTCGGCACCTCGTGCAGCGTCCGCACCGCAGCCGCGACCTCGGCAGCGAGGTCGGGCGGCAACATGGACGCAGCGGTAATCTCGGCATCTACATATTTCTTCACCGCATCAAAGCCGCGATCAAACGCTTCTTGCAGATCCATCACGCGGCCCTCGTTCACTGCACTCTTTCCGTTTGACTTCTCGGGAATGACCGGCGGGTTTGCGTACCAGGCTTCAATCGCCTCGACCGTTGATGCCGGACGCTCACTAGCCTTTGCCCGTCTGAGAACTTCGTTCTTGCCGGGATCGAGCATCGTGAATTTCGCGCCGGCGTCGACATAAGCTTGCAGCGCTTCCGGTTGCGGGTTGGTGTGAATAATCCAGGCGTCATCGGCGAGACCGCGAAGGATTCGTTCAATGGCGGTCTTGCGCGATTCCAGCGCGACGATACGAACCGAGCCGGTTGAGTCGTGTGCGACGCGCGATCCCATTGCTTTGGCGATGAGGTCATAGTCGACAACGACATTGCCGTCCTTGGCGTGCGCTTTGACGTGCTCTGACTTGCCGGCAACCGGCGGGCCGAGCACAACATTGATGCTCACCCAGCCCTCGCGAACAGACGGACGGTCCGGTCAACGCTGATGAACTTAGCGGCGACTTCCTCGGCCGACACCTCTGTTGGTGGTGCTTGCGCCGGCGGTGTATTCGGCTTGAACGGATCTTCCTGCGCATCGCGCTTGGCCAGCGCGGCCAGCGAATAGTTCTGCTGTTGCAGATAAGGCGACTCGCCGCCGTCGACCGGCTTAAGGTCTAGCTTGCTGCGGCCCTCGTTCGGCGCCATCACGCCCGCGCCGACCGCCTGCTGGATCGCGGTGATCTGGGTGACGCTGTCCATTCTCAACAGGTTGTCTGTATCGAACTCGGTCCCCAACCCCTCGCCCCAGCCGATGCCGAGCGCGTGGTCGAGCAGTTCCTCGATCTCCTCGATGTGGCTTTGCAGCGCCTGCGAATAGTACTCGACGTTGAGCGCCTGCACGTTGTTGTAGGAAGGCAAGGCACCGACACCGACCTTGTAGGGCGGCACGTGGTAGACGCTGCACACCACCTCGGCCGACCATTTCAGCGACTCGACCATCTGCCCTTCGACGTTGGTCATCGCGATCTTCTCGTATTTCGCGCCGCCGGTCAGGATGGCTACCCGGCCGGCGTTGCCGCGCGAGAAGCGGTTTTCCCACTGCTCCTTGACCCGTTGCTCCTCGACCTCGCTGATCTCGCCAGGCGTGGTGAGAATGCCGCCGGGCGTCGAAGCGTTCTGGAACAGCAGCGCCGATGCCTGCTGCGCATTCAGCCCGAGCATCGAGGCCAGCCCAGAGGCGAACACCGGCGGTGTCCCGACCAAAGGATGGAACAGGCAGTTCATGCGGTCGTGGATGATCTCGCGCGCCGGCACGGTGATGTCGTTGCCGATGCCGCTGAGATTGTCGCTGGAGAGCCGGTAAAACACGGTGCCGTCGTCGGAAACCAGCGGCTGCACCCTGGTGGGATCGAGGACGTGCAGCGCAGTGACGACATTGCGCTGGTCGCGTTCCTTGAGAACGTAGGTGTTGCCTCTGCTCAGCTTCGACAGCACCCAGCCTTCCCAGAACTGGTTGTGCGTCTGGTAATCGTTCGGCCGCCGCAGCACCGGCGAGAATGCCGGGTTGGTGGTTTCGCTCCAGATGTTGTCGTCGTCCTTCTCGACCAGCTTCAGCCGCAGTTTGGCGATGTCGCGGGCGATCAGGGTCTTGCAGGCGAAGTCGGCATGAAACGACGACGCGGTGTCGGTGCTGATCTCGAGGTTGCGCTGCCAGGCGCCGGTGAACGGCTCGCGGATGATCGGATACCATCCGCCCGAGTTTACCGGCAGCGAACTAAGGGCTTTCTGCCGTTCGCCGGTGAAAGGAACGGGCAGGCCGAAGATCTTCATTTCAGGCGGTGGCAGTGGTGGTGAGCAGGGTGAACATACAGGTGTTCTCCTGTTCGATCGGTGCGTCGCGCGTGCCGGAACGCAGTTTGATGTACCGCGCCATCAGCATGGTATTCGGATTGATTGGCACCACCGTGCCGGGCGGCGAGACGTTGAAAGCAACTTCCTTTGCGGTGTTCCAGATGTCGAGATCGAAATCGAACAGATCATTAAACGTGTTGTTATCCACCG